CATTGATGCTCTATTTTTCCATGTAAAAGATAGAATCCGCCAAGAAGCGTTACAAATGTTACCACAAATTCAGTATGTCCTACCAAATTACCTACAGTTATCATTTTACCTCATTAAAGTCTTGGGACAGCAAGACATTTGGAGAAACAAACTGTCCCAAGAGAATTTTATTTTTTCTCAATCGTCCAACATTCTATCTTCCCCTTGCGATAGATGTTGAGATCCACATCTTTAAGTTCTGGAATCTGGTTGTAATCCACTCGCCCTTTTCGAATGGATTTTTTTACTCTGATTCCAGCACCCTGTGTATTTCTTGATGAAGCTAGCTGTATCAATTCTTTGCGAATGCTGTCCTCCGCCAGCTCTATTTCCTTGAGTCTTGAATTTAGCGCCATCCATTGCTTTGCCTTCGTATTCCACTCCGCATCTTCCCGTAGAACGTAATCCCGTTCGTCCATACAGGGAGGTTCGAAATGTACCATGCATTGGTAGAACTCCTCCTCTGCCTTGATAAGCTTTTGAATAAAAGCTTCGTCCCTTTCTAATGTGATTATCTTAGAAGAAGTCTCATTATAACTGAAGTAAAAAACAAAGTTTAATGAGCAGACTGCCATGATATGTTGTAACTGGGGTATGTACTTTTCGGGAATTTTCCCGCTCAGAGCCTCTTCATGATCTTTTTGCCCAGGCACTTTGATTTCTACCGCAATACTCCTCTCTTCGTTATATCCATCCAGAGAAGCTATTTGCCAATGACGGTCTAAATTGATCCGTGCTTCCGGCTCTACATAGATACCAGATTGCTTAATGAACTCTGCACGGGCCTGTGGTTCTAATGCATTACCGCGTTTCATTGCTTCGTTTTTTTCAGTCTCTCCACGGAGTCCGACTTTGTATTCCCATAATTGATATGGTGTAGCCCAGGGACTGGATCCCATAATAATTGGGGCATCCGAAGAGCCGATTTTATCTTTTCGGAATTCCAGCCATTCTGGTGTGTTTTGTTTTACGGGTGCTTTTTTCATAGACTTATTCTCCTAGACATATCTCTTTCGTTTAAGCGTCTCTTGTAGCAAAGATTAAGCTCTCTCTCCTGAAGAAGCTTCTTTGCTAGTATGTGAATCATTAGGGCGGGAGCCTTGTCTCCCGCCATTTCTAACCATTCACCATATTGATCTGCCATCTCTTGGATGATGATTGCCTCATCCATTTGCGGCAGCTCCCTGCTCAGATTTGCGTACAAACTCTTTTTGAGCTTCTTGCATTTCTTTACGTTTGTCTGTGGCGGCTTTAAAGATTTTGGCGTAGAGCTCAGGAGTGAGTTGATCGAAACTAGAGATCGCATACTCACTCTTGAGGTGTTCTCTCACGCTGTCTTTGTATTTTGGGCCACAATCTATGAGAACGGTGGTAAGACGATCTAAATCGTCTTTTCCCAATACAGGACGGGATTCGGCTTTTTGGTTGAATTTACCGCGTCCTACAGCTGTTTCTCCATCATCATCTTCGTCAGGTGCAACACCAACGATTGCGGCAAGTCCATAGCGTCTCATGTATGTGAGAGCGGTTCCTATACCCTGTGCATCGTTTTTATGTGTTACGACGGGAAGTTGTGCGCGAATCCACTGACCGCTTGAATGGGCAAGCATTGTCTCGAGAAATAAAGAATTATCACGGCTGCAAGTCGTTTGAATTACAGCAAGGCCGTTCTTACTAAGAGCAGAGCGGCATGCATTCCACACGCTATTTAAATCAGCATAACGCGATTTGAAATGCGGATTGATGCTGTCTTTCAAAGCAGGCCCGATTTCTCCTTGGGCTTTTGCCATTGCAGAGATAAGTTCATTGATGTTTTCTGATTGATTCATGTTGATACCTCCTATGAAACAGCTAATTCGAGCCACTTCACTGGAAGCTCGACCGTTTTCTTTCTTCTTTGAATATTTATCGAATTTTTGAAAAGCTTTACTTGAAGCCGATAGCACATTTCGTCAAGGCAATGCTCGACAATAGGTAGGTCCAGTTCTTTTTCACTGCTGAGCTGTTCGATCAGTTCGGAGAGAAATTCCCCCAACTCATCGTATTTTTGCTGTTGTTCTTCGCAATTGTGACAGGCACGAACTCTAGGTTCATCCCATCCTGGTATCCAAGAATCGTATTCCATGTTTTTTTTCCTTTGTTATAGGTGTTGTTTCCTATTCGTTTGTAACTTTACCACTAAGTAGGAAATTAGCGCAAGCGTTTTTCTTATTCCACTTTTTATGCCCTTTCTTTAGTATATAGAGCACTTTCACAAATATGGAGGGAAAATGGATTTAAGAGAATATCTTTTCAAAAAAGACATAACGGTCATTAAATTGGGGAAAATTTCTGGATTGTCGCCTTCGACTATTCGTAAGGTGATTAAGGGGAAGATACCTGTCACGAAGAAATTCACGATCCTGATTGAAACAGTCACAGGAGGAGAAGTGACGAAGAAAGACTTGGAGAAAATGCCTAAAACATCCAAAAGGATAAGATAGAAAAATAGGGCCCCCAAGGAGCCCTAAAAAAATACGCGAAACTAGATCAACGATATCGAATTACAGATTGCCGTCTGTAAGTCGACCAACAAAGAAGTGAGACCGGTGAGATTACCGGCGCCCGAACGCGTTTGTTCGCATCCGCCCTTATTTTTTTGCCGATAAAGATCGGCAAGTTGCAGACATTATATCGAGAAAAAGACAAAAAACAATACCAAGAAATATTTAAGGAGCGTATGTCATCAATCTCAGCCCCCAGAAAAAACACCCCATTTAGAAAAGCAAAAATCCCTTCAGGATACGCCATGATTCCAAAAATGGCGGTCTTTAACACTGTTCTCTCATTAGAAGCCAAGGGATTGCTCTGTTACCTATTGTGTACTCAAATGGACATGCACACTACGTTTAATCACGTTTCTTATCGACTTGGTATCGGGGAAGACAAACTGATGTCCTTAATCCAGGAGCTCACAAAAGCGGGCTATTGTGAATTTGTCATTTGTGATAACGGAAACACCTATTTCGAAGTGCGCGAACGAGTAATACAAAAAGAGAAAAGCAAATGATCTTCTTGAGTATATGTGAGCAATTTGATAGGGTGAAAAAAAGAAACAACCCGGATTCGACGTCCGGGTTGTTAATTCGAGAATTCCCAAGAGAACTCACGAATGAGAGCACTAACGGCCCTCATTCTAACAATTCTGGGAATTCTCGACAAACAAAAGGAGAATTCCTGTGAATAATGGCTTTATCAAGTTCGCTAGAGATTCCACAGAAGCAGATTTCCTTCAAGAATACCATCCCAATGCTTTTCTTCTTTTGTGTTTGATTGCCCGCCGCGCGCGTCGCTTTTTAGGTGCTCCGGATGGACTAAAGATCGCTGAAGCGTTTATCGGCGATTACCGAAAGGCAGGCATCGAAACAGAAATGAAATATCGAACAGCGAAAAAAATCTTAGTCGAAAGAGGACACATCAAAATCGTCGAAACTTGCCGGACACGGAAAAAGATAAAAAAAACAGACCAATATCCGAACCTTATCGAAAATTCAACGAGCGAAATAACGACCGAAATAACGACCGGATTGACTACTACTGGAACAAAAGTTCTCCTGGTAAAATCAGACATTTGGGACATAAATTCAGAAATAGATAACGACCGAAAAGACGACCTCCGCAACGACCGAATAACGACCGAACAACGACGAATAAAGAAAGATAAGAATGAAAGAAAAGAAGAAGAGAAAAACATACAAAAAGAGAAATCGGCTGACGCCGATCCGCTCGCATCTTCGATGCTCACTGAATTTTTTAACTCGCTTTTGTCTTTTCTGCCTTCTTTTAACTCAGAAAAAACGAAACACAGGAAAACCGAACTCGCTGCAATGCGCCGACTCTTGAGAATGCACGGCGAAGAAAAGGTCCGGATTGTTTTTCAGTTCGCACATCAAAGCATGTTTTGGAGAGCGCACGTCCATACCGCGGTTTATCTAGAAAAAAAGTTCGAAACACTGCTTGCGCAACAATCTGGAGGCATAAATGGCCAAAATTCTCAAGGACCTGCTTTTACAGGTTCGACTTACAGAGCCGTCGATAGAAGAACAAAAAACATCGACGGAACCCCAGTCGAAAACAGTGTTAAGGGACTATTCTAAAATGGAACCGTCTCTTGAGGGTATTGAGCAATCAGAAAATGATAAAAATGTTATTTTGAAATACTCTAAAGAACCACATGGATTTCTTCTTCTTGCTGGAACTAATGGTACAGGTAAATCATACGCTGCTAGAGCTATCTATAACGAACGAACACCGTATCGATTGCCCGATTACGATAGTGACAAGGCTATTTTCGTTACGCAATCCAGCATGTTTATCGAATGGGAAAACAACCCGAAAGAAGCGATATTTGCCATTCACAAGTATATAAAAACACGATTTCTTGTGATTGATGATTTTGGTGTCGTAGTGCCGAAAGATGGTTTTTTCAATTTGCTATTCGAAATCCTCGACAGGAGATGGCACAACACTCATTTGGGTTTCGGGACGGTCATTACGACAAACCGAAACTCAGAAGAAATTCGGCAGATGTTTGGAGACGCAATTCTCAGCCGAATAACTTCCGGGAAAACAATGCGATGGAATCACAAAGACCGGAGAAGGATTTTGTTTTGAATAACGTAACCCGAAACGCCAAATTTCGCACAGAAACATATCTAAAATCGACGATCGTGGTATGAGGAGTATGGACATAGCCTTAAGCAAAAACAATCGATTGTGGGGCAAATATGGCGGTTTTTGAGTTTGTCGTTTTGGGAAACCCTGTTCCGCTTGCTAGACCGCGCTTCTTTGTCCGCGGCGGAAAACCACGAGTGTACGATGGCCAGTTCTGGCAAAAGCAGCAAACAAAAAACGAATTGAGAAAACAGCGGAAACGAACACAGATGCCCAAGATTTCGTCATTTCGGGTTGAGATGACATTCCATATGCCCGTTGCCCAATCGTTGCTTGTAGGGCAAAAGAACCGACTTCTTTGGGGTTTTTCTGAACACAACACAAAACCAGATCTGTCAAACTTGATTAAGTTTTACGAAGATTGCTTGATAGGAGTAATATTTTCAGACGACGCGCTGATCTCCAGCGTGAAGGCACGTAAGTGCTACAGTTCACAACCAAGAACGGAGATAAAAATTATGCCAGTTGACGAGATTAATCTTGCGCCCGAAGCCAATGAGATTTTGAGCATTATTAGCCCACAAGAAGTTTCAGACTTAGTTTACGATGCAATGTATTTGAAGGATCTATTGCTCGATACTGATAAACAATCCTCGGATAACTTAATTCATATTGCTGCTGTTTTATCAAGAATTTCTGGAACAACTGGAAAAAAAATGGAAAAGATAGCAAAAAAATATAGCGAGTATTGGAAAAAAGTTGGTATACATCCGGTTAATGAAACCTTGCAAGCGGAGTTGTCATGATTGAAGAACTCGAAACAGAGTGCAAAAACAATCTTAAGGAAAGCCTTTCTTACTTCGACATAATTGCCCGCATTCAATATTTTCTGGATTTCCTAGTTGTTATTTACGAAGGGACTGTAAAAGCAGAAAAAAAGCCAGATGAAGAATATAGCGAAATAATCACAGAGATTTGCTCGCATTATGCTTATATCTTTTCAAGCCTTACATACAATCCAGAGGTGCAAAATGATAAATCCAGCAGATGAAGATCGTTATGTGAAAAACCTCTACATTGCAACTACAGCTGTGATTATGGCTCTCATTTTACTCTTTGGTCTTTTATTTATAACATCCTGCAGCTATGTCCCTCAAATGACAAAATCTACTGAAACAGATGAAGCTATTAATGTGCGCATAGACAAAGAGGCATTTCAAAACAAAAGAAACGTTTTTATGTATGTGCAAGCAGAAAATGACCAACCAATTTGAGGAAATATGCCTTTAAAAAAAGGGAAGAGCAAGAAAACAATCTCTTCCAACATCAAAAAAGAAATAGAATCTGGTAAACCACAAAAACAAGCTGTTGCGATCGCTTTAAGCGAAGCACGAAAAGCGGGTGCGCGTATTCCAAAAAAGAAAAAATGAAAAGCACTTTCTTCTACACAAAAGAATTTCTGCACGAACTTCAATCAGAACTAGCGGAAAAGTGGGAAAAGCTCGATGTGATTGATTTTGTGAAGATATGGGAAAGGATCACTTTTGTAGAAGCTATCGAGGTGATAGCAGCAAGATTGGGAATTGAACCTCAGTACATACAAAAAGGCGAGGAACAAAAAATGCACGAGAAGATCAGAAAAATTGAGAAGAAAGAGAAAGCAATCTCGAAAGATCTCAAAAAATTAGAAAAAGCCGACATCAAGCGCGATAAAGAAGAAGCACGCATGAAACGCAAAAAGTGAGCCAGCTTTCAAATGCGCAAAAACAGCTTGCGAATCATTTGAAGGGAAAGCAGAAACAGCGCCAGCATTTACTTTCTCTTTATGAGAAAGCTCTATGGCGATTCGGAGCCGACGGCGACGAAACAGCGAGAACAGATCTGTATGCAGCAGCCTATCAGCTGCAGCTTGTAGATCTCGATCTTTTGGGAATCAAATATCATCTTGGTGCCATTTCATGGACAAATTAAGAACGCCGACCAAGCTGAAAATCGAATACGTCCCAATAGAAAATCTGACATTGTATCAAAGAAATCCGCGAAGAATCAGCCGGTTAGAGATTAATCGACTCATCCGTAGCATTCGCCAAGACCCCAGTTTTTTCGATGCGCGTCCATGTCTTGTAAACGAAATCGATGGGAAATTGGAAATCTACGCAGGACAGCAACGCTATAAAGCAGCAAAACGTTTGCGATGGAAGAAAATCCCCTGTTTTATTGAAAAAGATTTGAATGACGAGGCAATCAAAAGGCGTCTTATTCTAGATAATCGACATAACGGAGAATGGGATTATGAAATGCTCGCTTGTGATTTCGAAGTTCCAGATCTTCTCGACTTTGGTTTTACCCGAGCAGAACTAGATCTAGATATAGATAAACAAGAGACGTCTGACGTGGTTGCGCATGCGGAAACGAAAGCGCCTTCTATTGATGCACGACAAGAAACACTCTGTCCTAATTGTGGACATGTTTTTACACCCCCGGAATAAAAATGCGATGGTATTCAACTAAAAAAAAGAGGCCTCATCTCAAACGAATTGGGAACGGCTTTTGGGAATCGGATTATGTTTTGGGAAGACATAAAATGCCAGCAAAAGATGTCTTAGGAGCTCCAGAAGTGTGGATATTTTTCCTTTCGCAGAAACTAGGAGAAAAAGCAAAATGGGTTTCGTTGAATTATTTAACCGCTGGAGAAGTGACTCATTGGATGCCTCTCCCTAAACCTCCACAAATAAATGAACAAAGAAAAAGTTCAGCAAATTGCTGATTATCTGGAAGAAAAATGTCTTGATGGAAAAGCACTAGACAGAATTATTTTCCAACTGCATGTGTACATAGCTCTTCTCTGTCGTCTCATCAATGAAATACAAGAAGAGAATGTATTTTCATTTGACGAGATGAAAGAAAAACTTCTAAGCGGGCTTAAGGTTCTTCCGGAAAACGAAGATTGCGAAAAATTAATTCCTGAAGTGATTTTCCGCACCTACCCAAAAAATCCAGAAAAGTTTTCTCAATGTTGCTGGGAAATTCTCCAAAAACATCTTCATCAAGAAACTCTTAATGATTGTGTGTGTCTTGTTATGTGCAATGTAAGTGTCCTTATATGGGAGGCTGTAGTGAGAAAAAATTATGAATGCATGTGCGATAACTTTTTCTCTCTCTTAAAAACCATTGAGGAAGATATGCGCCCAGAGTTCCAAGCTTCTAGAAAAGCAAAGAGTCGGCCAGATTAAAAGGAGAGGGCGGTAGTGGAGGTCTACCGCCCATGCAGTAAATCGGATTAGGAGAGTTATCTATGAAGCGAAAAAGACGGGAGAAACTGCGCTTTCTTCAGTCTCTCCCTCCCTAAACAAGGAACGAACAACAAACAACCGGAATCTTAACAGACTCATAATTTTTTTCCACTAAATTCTAGACACCAATTTGCCGACTCCAACAAAATGGTCTGAGAAACCATTAGGAGGAATATGCCTAGTTTTGGAAGAGAAGAAAAGCCGATTGACTGGGAAAAAGTGGATATGCTTCTGATGAGCGGCTGTATCGGAACCGAAATCGCTCCCTTTTTCAACATGCATCCTAAAACATTCTACGACAGGGTTCAGAAGAAATACGGTATATCTTTTACGGAATATAGCTACCAGATCCACTCAAAGGGCAAAGCGCACCTGAAACAGAAGCAATTTGCCAAAGCGATGGCGGGAGATACGCGCATGCTCATTTTTCTAGGGGAAGTTGAACTTAAGCAGAGAAAACCAGGAAATGAAGTTTCTATTAGTGAAGAGATGCAAACAAATCATGATGCTTTATTGGCGCAACTCTCTGTGGCGCAATCACTTGCATCCAATTCTAAAAAAATTCTAAACAACAACAGCAGTGATAAGAAATCGTAGTGTGTGATAGGAAGAACCTGAACGTGTTGAGGAAGTCCTTCAATCGTTTTGATTATTTCATTCACACATGTCAAAATTTCATCTTTCTTGGCATTCATACAACCTCTTGGGGGATAAAATCATGGTAGGAGCCCTCTCTGAAAAGCAATTAGAGTTTGTGCTCAATAGCACAGCTCAATGGAATCTAGCTCACGGGTCCGTGAGATCGGGAAAAACAGTATGTACTCTTTT